CATACAATAAATTTAATAAATACAGATGATAATATATCAATTGAAAATGCTTGCAATATAATGAATATAGATATTGATGAATTTAAAAAGTTTAAAGAAAAAATAGATGCCAAAAATAATACTGAAAAAGATGCCAAAAATAATACTGAAAAAGATGCCAAAAATAGTACTAAAAAAGATGCTGATAAATATATGAATCTATTAATGGAAATTCGTGATTTACTTATAATCATATCAAAGAAATAATTTTTTATTTAAAAATGTATCTTAATTTTTATTTAAAAATGTATCTTAATTTTTATTTAAAAATGTAGCTTAATTTTTATTTAAAAATGTAGCTACAAATTAATATAAATATAATCATGGCTGTGGCTGTGGCTGAGGCTGTGGAGATTCCAAATCATATAATTAGTTACATATTATATCTTGCAAAATTACCAATTGATATTCGGATTGCTCTTAAGATGAAACCTAAAAAGCTTATCGTCGATGATGGTTTTAAAGAAAAAATGTTTGAAAGATATGCAATTATTAATAAATGTATATTATCTAACGATTTATATACATTTAGTCGTCTGGAGAACTTATATTTGACTTTTAAATCTTTTAAAACTGAAAAAGGTTTTATAAGGATTAGTATTCAAAATAATTATCATGAGACATTATTCTGCATTGAAACACTTCGTAAAGTTTTTGATGCACCTTTTTCATATGTTATTTTTAATAGCGTATATGCAAATATAAATACAGGTATAGAAAAACATAAGTATCTAAATAATCTTAGTTTAGTATAATGGATTTTGGTGACTATACCTTGCGTTTTTATAATTATGTATGCTCTCTATCTGATTCTATAGCTGGATATTTACCTCTTAATGTCAATAAACCTATATTAGAAAACAATTTAGTTTATATTTGCTTACCTGAAGATAAATATGAAAAGCAAAGAATGTTGAGAGATATAAAAGGTGTTCCTTATTCTGAATTACCTGAAAAGTTCTATAAATTACAAAATAGACGCATTTTATTACCCAAAAAATGGAGCGTTATTTCAAAATTATATGAAGATCCTAAGATTAAATTTATTGTCTTTCCAATCATATGTAAAAAAAAAGGTGCATGTATTAAAACTGATTCAAAAAAACATACACTTTTACTAATATATAATAAAGCTCTCGGTAAACTTGAATGCTGGGATGATCTATTTGGAATATCTCAAAGAAATTTTGGAGTTCATAGACTTATTAGAACAGAAGAATCTCTTTTTATAAGAGTTTATTTAATATCTGTTTTAAAAGAACACTTTAATTTTAACTTTCAAAATGAAGAAATATTTGTCCCTAAGTTCAAAGAAAATTTATTTAGTAAAATGAAAAATATATTTGAAAAAGCAAATCTTAACAATGACTATTCATCTATTTATTCTGCTTATTTAGTTGATTATATTCATAGACGCATTAAAACACCAAGTGTATCTTGTGATGTATTAGTTAAAAAGATAAACTATAAAAAACTACCTGATTATTATATTGACCTTTTGAAATTTTCAAATGAATGGAAAACTAAATATAGATGTATTCATCCTATGAAAATATTTAATACTGAATCTGGTAGATGTATTAAAATAAATAAACCAAATGGTAAACGTCTATTAGGAATCAAGAAAACTTGTGAATCTTCTAAACTAATAAACGTTGAAACTAAGAAATGTAAAAAGATTGAATTAAACACAAACTATATTCATGAAAACCGTAAAAATTATCTAGATTCTCATGCACTGTGGGATAATGACTATATTGATAATATTCTATCTTTTTTTATGAAAAAATATCCTTACATGGCAACTGATTCAATAAATTGTGAATTTCTATGGGAAACGGAAACACCTTTAAATAATACTCAAAAACAATCTAAACTACATTGGAATCTTACACCACCCATAAATTATTTAGAAACTACCAGAAAAGCTATGGTTAATTCAAACATACGTTTTATTGTTTTCTTTATTACTTTAAATCAAGATACACATGATGACTATCATTCTAATTGTATAATTATTGATAAAACTGCTAGATCAATTGAAAGATTTGAACCAAATACTCCAACTTTATGGAAAGATTTTAACAATGGTAGTGAATTAGATGAAGCCGTTATGAATGCTTTTAAACAATTTAAATTAGAATATATTCCTATGATGAAAACATGTCCATATGGTTTTCAACATCTTGAAGCTTTAGAAGACAGTGAAGAATATGTTAACTTTGGTGGCAATTGTGCAATTTGGACTATGTGGTATATGGATCTACGTTTATCTAATCCACTTATACCTCGTCAAATATTAGTTAAAAAAGCTTGGAAAGAACTTGTTAAAGAAGGTGCTTTTAGAGTCTTTATTAATAGTTATCATGATTACTTATTAAGAATTGCAAAAAAAGAAATTAAATAATTATAGTAATGTATTATGTTAAAGAATCTCATGCTATTGCTTCACCATCACATTCAAATGATATAATTAATTCGAATGAACCCTTGATAATATTTGCTGCTATTATGGGATCAATTATATTAATCACTTGTTTACCTTCATTTTGTATAGTTAGAAATAGAATAAGAGTTATTAGTCAAATAACATTTATGTCTGATGAATCTGGATTAGTTATAATTGAAGAGACTGGTGGAGGGAATCGAGAGGCAGTGGAGGCGGGCTTGGCGACTGGTGGAACACTTAATTTAGTACAAGAACCTGCAATTATTATTGAACATCCTAACCAGGAATTTTGTTTAGGAAAAATTTAATTTTATTCTTTTATTTCTTTTATTACTTTAATGATTGGTGGATTAAAGACTAATAAAACCAAGCCAAAAATAAAAAAACGCTATTCTGAGATTACATTTAATGAATATTCATTAAGTTTAATAAGTGAATATATTATTGAAACTTTGCCAGATTTATTAAAACTTAAAAAAAGCAGTAGTCTCACAGTTGGTGGAGATGGATTTTTAGATGAGTTCAACAATTGGCTAAAATATATTGCAGACCCTTACCATGATTTTAAACCAATAAATCATGAAGTTCTTCCAGTTGACTTTATAAAAGGCAGATCGTTAATCAGAATGTATCAAGATATATTAGATAGATCACCAATTGCTTCATTTGAGAATTTAGTTCTTATAAAAATTTTACAAGAACCTAATCTTGACCAAGGAATACCATTGAAATATTGTAGATTTTACAAAAAAACTGATAAAGAATATGATGCAGATATATGGAAAAAACTTGAAGATAATTTTGACGCAATTGATATGGATTCAATATTTAAGTTTTATATATTAAATGCAACTATACCAGGAACTGGTTCTGCAAGATTTACGCAAGTTTATAATAAAATAGTGCCTTTATCTGCTTATTGGGATACTTTCCGTGCATCAGAAATTAATTTTAGAATACTTGGAGCTGGAACAGAAGTTGGAGCTGGTACTGAAGCTTTCTATGATTCTATTTATTATAATGATATTTGCAATGAACTTTACTATGGAACTGGTATTAAATTTAGCTTAAATGAAAATACAGATCCTAAAAATATAGATTTCATTATATCAATTGGCACAGCTAGTGCAAAGTTTATTATTCATAGACAAGGTTTCACGATAATAGAAATTCAAAGAACAATTAATGAATTAAAAACTAATCAAGTTATATCTGAACCTAATCTGAAAAATATTATTGATTTCTTAAAAAGTGCAAGTCCTGATGTAACTAATAATGCAATTATAAGTTTTTTACTTGTATGTAAAATGTCTGGTGACATTGGATGTGTCTATTTTATTAAAAAAGTTCAAGACTCATCTTACAAGATAAAATACAATGAAACAGTATTTGATTTAAATGTTGCTAATAAACCTATCATATTTTTATATACACGAGATAAGTTATGTGGAGCGCTTTCTATTGCAAATGATGTAAAATGTGTTGTTGAAAGTAGTCCTTTGAAAGACAAAGAAGTTTATTTATGCCAATATGTTGGTTCAAAAGGGACTTTTGAAGAAAGCATTTTAGAACCATATTATAAATTATTAAATCCTAATTTTAAAAATCTAAGTGATAATGAAAAAATTACTTCTTTAATTAATACTTACATTCGTGAATTTAATAAAGTTTTTAAAGTATCTCATGTAGTTACTAATAAAGACTATGAAATAGTAGTATCTCCAGATATATTAATCAGATATATTATTGCATTAACTAGTTTGAAAGACTATGAAACTAATTTTGATAAAACAATTACATTTATAATTAATAAACATCTCAATAAACAAAAGAAAAGTGTATTTTTATTATCACTTACTCAACTAAAAGCATTATATGATAAATTACAAACTTCTAATTTCTTTGATCCTTTATTAACATATTTTATGGATATTCTGATAATACCAAATGAGAATATTAAAAAAATAATTTATGATAGTATCACTAAAAGAATAAAAGATTCAATTGGAATTTCTTTAACTGATAATTATCATAGTGTAAATGCTTTACTTCGACGCAAAGAGAAAGTTAATAATCATCCAGCTTCTGATGCTCTTGATACAGCAATGCTTGATCCTCAAATGATGGCACCTGGGGCACAGATACCTCGAAGAAAAGGACGTACTAATTGAGATTGAGATTGTATTTAGTAGCAAATTCTTTTTTTGAAATTATTTTTATCTTTAATTCTTTTGCTTTTTCTAATTTTGCACTTTTTTCATTTGGATCACTTGCAACTACTAATGTTACATTTTTAGAAATTGATGAAGATACTTTACTTCCGGCGTCTGATATTAGTCTCTCCCAATCTTTATTTCGGAATCCTGTAAATACTATTTGTTCATTTGATGGTATTTTGTTAAGTTTTGGGGGGTGAGGTTGGGATTGATTGGGTTGGTTAGGTTGGTTGGGTTGGTGAGGTTGGGATTGGTTGGGTTGATTGGGTTGGTTAGGTTGGTGAGGTTGGTTAGGTTGGTTGGGTTGGTGAGGTTGGGATTGGTTGGGTTGGTTAGGTTGATTTGGTTTTTGAATAGACTTGCATGAAATTCCTGTTTCATCTAAAAATTCATAGAATTGAAGAATGCCTTCTAAGAAAGCGTCTGCTGTTATTGATGCTATTCCTTTTACTTTCATTATCTCCTCTTTTGTATGTTTTTTACGTTCTGATAAAATATCTGGATAGTCTTTAATTATCATTTCAATCTTTCGACTTCCTAGTTTACTACCAAATAAATTAGAAGCTGCCATTAAATCTACACATAGTTTTGTATCTGTTGATACTCTTTTAATTGATTCTTGTATAGAATTATAGACTTTTTCAGCACTTGTTTTTTGAAAACCTTCTATTTTCATTAAATCTACAATTGATAGTTTTAGTAGTTTTGGAATTGTATTTACATTGGCTTCCATTAATTTCTTAATTGTACCAGCAGCAATGAATTTGATGTCCATTTTTTTCACAAAATGCTCTAATGTCTTTGCATCTATTTGCAAATTAATATTGTCTTTTGCGTTTTCTTGTTTCTTCACAAAGATATCCACATGAGTTTCATTCCATTTATATTCAAATTCTGGCATTTGTGGTGCAGCTGCTGTAACAACTCTTATAATTTTTGGAATTACATCACCACTTCTAATTATAATTATTCTTGCACCTGGTCCAATGTTGTTTTTTTCTATAAATGAAGCATTATATCCTGTCGCTCTTGAGATTTTTACACCATTTAAAGCAATTGGATTAATAAGTACAGTTGGTTTTATTAATCCATCTTTAGATATATTCCATTCTACACTTTCAACAATTGCTTCTGCTTCATCATGTGTTAAAATGCTTTTAAATGCAAATGAATATTTTGGGTTCTTACCTTTAATTATTTTATGAACTTCATTATGTGTTACCACAATACCATCTATTTCATATTCAGAAGTTCCACGTCGCGTCATTAAAATCTCTGATAATTCTGGCATTGTTAAAGACTCTATCAGAGTATGATAAGGTATCTTAAATCCTAACTGTTCTAATTCTACAAATTCTTGACTTGGTTTTACTTGAGGTGTAACAAATAATTGATAAGCTACAAATTCTACATATTTTGCAATCTCTGGATTTGGAATTTTAGAATGCAATACACCTGCTACTACATTTCTTGCATTTGCACCTAAATGTGATATCTTTTCCCAATTGTTTTTTGAAATAATTAATTCTCCTCTAACTGCCAATTTTTTTGGTACAATTTCTGGTAAATTAAGATATTTCAATACATGATTTAAATTTTGTCCTTTATATCCATCTCCACGCGAATATAAATTTACTTTATCATTTTCATATACTAAAAGACCTGAGTTGCCATCTAATTTATCAGATATGGCATAAGAACCTTCATATTGTTTTTTCCATTTATCAAGAGCTTTTTCATCATCTTTTATTTTATCAAGAGACCCTGTCCAATATGGAAGATTTATAGCGCCTTTTTCTTCAGGTGCTCCAATCTCTTTTAAATATTCATTCTTTGGTGAAATCTTTTTAAGCTTCTCCTTGACAATGTCAAAGAGATCATCAGAAATTACTGGTTTACCTTGATTGTAATAAACATCTGATGCATACTTTAAAGCATCAACTAATTCATCCGATTTTAAAGAGTTAAGTTGACCTTTCTTTATTTTTTCAATAATCTCCATTTATACTTATTGAATAAAATTATTCAAATTTTTATATCAAAAACAAAAATAAGTTATATCTTTCTAATTAAGACGTGTGCGAGATGTTATCATTCCTACTCCAATGATAACTGGATATACTAAATAACGTGATATTAGAGAAATTATACTATCTGTTGGATGGTCTTTTTTTTCGATTAATTTATAATTTAATGCTGAATTATCTAACACCGATTCTTTGTAATATTCTGATAAAGTACCAGATAGTGGCACTATATAATGAGTTATTTTACCTGTATTCAATTCAATTATTATATATCTATCATCGCATGATCGAATTTGAATACGATTCAATTTAATCTTTAACTCCTTTTTTGAGTCATCTATATAAGATATTTCTTCTATATACTTTTCATCTAGAAAATTATAATAATTGAAGTCATTTGACTCTAATATAAATGTGTATATATCAAATGTATACTCAGAATAACTTGGATTTTTTGCAATTGAAGGTCCTACAATACATTTACAACTAAAAGGTGGCATTCTCTTAATTTATATTTCTCTTAATTTATATTTCAATTTTTTTCTTTATTTCCGAATTACTTAATACTTTTTCACTTTCTAAGTCATAAAAATATTCTTTAGGACCAGAATGATCAGGGCCACAAATGCAATATTTTTCTGTTAAGTTATTCTTAACTATCCATGACCAATACAGTGCATAATCATTAAATCTATTATTCACTAAAATAACTTGCCAAAGCTTTTGATTTCCATAATTATCAATTAGATATTTTATTAAGTCTTTTACTATACTGGTAATAAATATTTGTGGTGTTTTACCCATTACCGGTGAATTTTGAACTTTATCAAAATCTAATTGCAATAATTGAGAACTTGTTAAATAATTGAAAGGCAAATCTATATCTATTTTATTTAAAAATGGTTTATTATTAATTATTAGATCATTGTATAGTAAATTCTTATTTAAAATCGAATTATCATTAATGACAAAATAATAGTCTGTTTTGATAAGTGGTGCAATTGATATTCTAATCAAATGATCTCTGAATGGACCATTTGGAATTGTTTTATATAACAATTGGTCTTCTGAATAAAACATCCATGGATATTTAGTAGTTGGATATATATTTGTAATGGCTTTAGAAATTTCATCTAACTCATTTGGTGCAGTTACAATTATAAATTCAGATAAACATTTAAGATCGAAATTCTTCTCAAAATATTTCATATTAATATCAATAAACTTATCTAAATTGTTATAGTCATTCTCTCTTGAATAAGTATACTTTTTAAGTATCAGAACAATAGATAATTTTGAGACTTGTTTATCTACTTGTTTAACTTGGACTTGTTCGACTTGTTTAACTTGGACTTGTTCGACTTGTTTAACTTGGACTTGTTCGACTTGTTCGACTTGTTTGACTTGTTTGACTTGTACTTGTACTTGTTCTTGTTCTTGCATTTTAGAATTATTATGAATTCAATTCTTAAGTAAAAAAGACATTTAGACTCTGCTATATTTATTTCTTTTAGCATATATTGTTAAATTAACACAAACTGTAGCATCTGATGGTGTTATATATATTGCACCAGTATTTGTATATAGATTAATTTTCATTCGATCTAATCTTGGTATTATTGGATCAGGTACATATGTATATACATTCATCCCTAGATTTGTTGGATTAGATAAATGATTAATTGTTACACCCGTAGTTGGCATATAGAATCTATAAAGTGATGGCGGTATACTATTGTTACCAGTTCTTAATAAATCATAATTATTTATACCAATGTAAACGCCACCTGGTGTAAAAGCTGTAGAACTTGGGGACATAATTTCTACACCGATTAAACAGACCCCAACTACATCTTTTATAGGATTTGGAAGTAACACTGTAAAGTTATTTTGGTTACTTCCAGATACTGCATGAGCTAATTCAATTGAAAGACTCCATCTATCATATTTTTTCTCAATTACTTCATCAGTCGTTTCTAATTTTGCAGTATCGTTCATTATAATATATAAATATATTTTACTAGTCCTATTTTACTTGTATTTTTACTAGTTCTATTTTACTTGTATTTTTACTAGTTCTATTTTACTTGTATTTTACTTGTTATAATTTTCAAATGATGTAAATGGATCTGGACATACTTGACCAGGTTGTACATAAATGTTTCCATTATTATAGTAATAAGTTTCTGTATTATTAAGATTTGGTAAATGTGTTGTATATATACCAACTCCTGGATCTGCTACATCTTTATTGAAACAATCTTCTGTTACTATTACTTCTGATGATTTATTATATTGTTGTTGACAAAATGTTTTATGATTTATATTATCACTATCAGAAGGTCTTAACCATCTACAAAATGTTCTTTGTGATGCTGGAATAGAAGGATAAGGAAATATATTACCATTCGATGCATCCGGATATATTAAATTTGTTGGTGGAGTACTTTCAGAACTTGTAGAAATTGTTGAAATATAAAATCCAGGTTCTAATGATTTTATATCAGCTGTATCACCTGGTTGATATACATAATATGGTAAATCTTCTGCAG